TTGTCAATTACCAACATCGGAGCATAATCTTCAAGTTGATCTTTGATATTTTTTGAACTATTAAAGTATGACAAAAATTCTTCATCACAGGTAAATTCATTTATATCAAAATTTTCGACCAGAAAATTGACAGAATTTTCACTTAATGCGATCATCCAGGCCTTTTCATCACCGTCCCATTGGGCAAAGTTTAATAACTCACGACTGTGCCTCAAAAGATTTACATATTTTTCATTATATGGAAATTCTAACTTAATCTGTTTAGAATAAATTTGATTTTTAACGACAGATATACGTTTATTTTCGTTAATTTTTCTAAATGGCAGTTTGTAAGTAGGGTTGATGATCCAAGTCGTTGGATCTTTGCCTAGGTATTGATTAATAGCCGGAATATTTCTTTTTAGAATCCTCAACGCTAGCGTAGCTTGTTTTTCGGTGAACCCAGATCCTCGAAAAATCTGGTCCGAGAAGCTTTCTACAACAGGTTTATCCCAAGAATTTAGAGAAGAATTTGCACTCCAGGACAAAATGTTGATTAAATCTTCTATAAACATAAATGTTTGTTATAAAGTGATATCTTCAAGACCGGCAGTTCTTAATTTTATGATATTACTGAGCTGCCACTGTTTAATGTCTAGGCCTTTTATGATTCCTAGCCATTGATTTCGTAACATAGCGAATTCGTTGATGATTTTTTCCATATCAACGACATCTGCCTCACCGTCTACATACTTTTCTACGTCTCGACTGCTTAAAGCTCGTTGATAGTTTTCTAAATACTTTCTAAAAGCCTTAGATCTAATTCGTCTTAGTTCAATATTGAGATATTCAAGTATTGCTTCAATTTCTTGAAGTTGATTGAACCGATGTTCGACGATTCCGGGCAAAGAAGCAGAAGCTTTTTCCACATTTCCGTGGATTTTAACTTCTGTTCTTGCAGAGTCGAGTTCTGAGTAAAAGTGGTCTAAACAATTTGGAAGATGTGCTATGTCTTTGCTGACTTTAGCATACCAAGACATTAATAATCCTCGTCTTCCTCGTCGTAATCCCAGTTATCTTCATCATCTTCGTCGGAATTTTGATCTTCGACACCGAGAGCAAGCTCGATAGCATCATCAAGATGGTGATCGTAACCAGTTAATGATTTAAGAGTTGATGTATCGATGTCTTTACCTAACAAATAGTCAACATAATGATTTGCTGCCATTTCTTTGTTCTTGTCCGACACATATTCTTTGAAAATATCCCAAATTTCGATGATAAGATCTTCTTCCATTACGCTTCCTCGGTTTCCGTTACAGTAGCACTAGCTGAACTATTAACTGCGGATTCATCCCACTCGGTCATGATTACAGTTAGCTTGTCTTCGGTCCAATTTTTACGAAATTCGGACATGACCTCGCCAGTACTCTTACTTATATATTGTAACTTATTTCCGCTCTTTGTCAATACACCCATCTTTTCAAACATATCGACAAGACCGGAGGTAGGACTCATACCGGTTGAGTAAGGAATTTTTACTTGCACACTCTCGAAAGGTTTAGCGTAACGAGTTTTCATAATCTTACAAGCACTACGAATGCCTAATACATCACTGACCTTGTTACCGTCTTCATCTTCCTTGAGTTTGAGTTTTTTCATTGCTACCACAATACTGCTAGCATAGATAAATCCTTGACCACCGCTGATTTTGTCATCGGGATCAAACATATCTTGACTAGCATAGGTATGATTGGTTGCAACTAGGCCGACATTATAACTACCAAACATATTAACGCAGTTGCGAACAAGTGCGGTTAGTGCTTTTGGCTTTCGACCCATATCACCTTTTAGATCTCCTGCTTCGAATTGATTTAAATCCGTAGGAGTAAGTAACATACCTAAAGAGTCGATAACAAACAACACCTTAGGACGATCGTCTTCAGGCATTGCCTTGTATTCCTTCATAAACTCACTAATGGTTTTGGCAACATCATCGATCATTGCCATATTAAGTTTAAGAAGTTTCTTTTCGTCTGTATCTACACCGAGTGCGTGTAGCCAAGTCTCGTCAAGTGCATTTTCACTATCAACTAGAATAACATAAATCCCTTGTTCTTGTGCGTGGCGGATAATATTTCCAGAGCAGATATAACTTTTACCTGCACCGGATTCGCCAGCAAACACAGTTACCTTACCAAGTGGGACTCCTTTAAAGAAGTCCCCACTGATAAGATAATTCAAGGCATAGTTACCTGTTGATACCCAGTCTGTAGGATCGTTAAATCCAACACCTAACCCATCAATACTTTTGGTCAGGGTTTTACGAAACTTAGAAATATCAAAGGCTTTTACCATTTAATTGTCCCTTTCCATTTCTGCTGCTTCTTTAACTAGGGTCAAAACTTGATCCAAAGATGCACACATAATCTTGGCAGTGGACCATTCGTCATCATGATCACGTCCGCCAATTTCAAACATGAAACCGTTGTCGTACATATTGACAGTGAATGATTCATTTACCTTGGCGAGTTTATCGCCAATCTTAGAGATTGATTTTTTAGCCATTTCGGACTCCTAATTAAGAAGATTGACGAGCGCGAATCATAGCAATAATATCAGCAGCACGGCTGCTTGCATCGTTGCTAGTCTTTTCTGGTTCGGCTTCTACCTTAGCAACAACTTTTGCGGGTGTTGCAGCCGCAGGCTCAAAAGGGGCGTCTTCCTCGTCTACGGAAGTAGATTTAGTAACAGTTTTTGCGCTGGCAGGAGTAGCACCAGTAACACCAGATGGTTTGTAATATTGACCCCAACGTTCCATGTCAAATGCTTCACCATCCACTGATGCTTCAAACATTTCTTTGATAACTTTGAGTTCAACCTCAGTTGGCTTCTTAGGCAAGAAATCTGCCAGTTTGAACAATCCATACTGCTTAATAGCAGCCTGTTCTGCTTCGCTCAGAGCACGCTCACGACGAGCCCAATTGCTAGTAGAATAATCAGCGTAGCCACCTTTGCTAGTCTTAGTGATCTTGAAATCCAAACCACGAACAAAGTCAGTTGGCAATTCTTCAATTTCACTGTCCATTAGGGCATTCTTAACAATGTTAAAAATTTGACTGCCGATAATGAAACGACGGATGGGATTTTCTGGAGTCTTATCTTCTTGATATTTGCTATCAACAACAAAACCTTGGAAAAGATAGCTCTTCTTTTTCCAATACTTACGACCCATATCTTCCAAGCTCTTGTCCTTAAACCAAGGACGAACTTCGGTTAGAACAGGGCAAGTCTCGCCCCACATTTCCATACAAGGAACTTGTACTGTAACAGGTTTAGAGTTGGTTTCACCTTTGACACCTGCGAAAGGCATCTTAATCATTGCTCGTTCGAGCCAGAAAAAAGTGTTATTAGTATCGCCATCGGGAAGGAACCGAACAGTTGCAGTTTGTCCTTCTGAAATATTCCAATGGGGGTAAATTGCGTTGTCGCCGGCTGTAATGCCAGGATTATTTTGTGCGCTTTGTTGAAGTTTAGCGCGAATTTCAGCTAAAGTGGCCATAATGATTCTCCTTAATTGTTATGCCTTAATATGCCTCTTTCTTTCTACCAACTGATAAAAAGAAAAACTGTGCATAGCAACTACTATACACAGTTTTATTTAGTATTTCAACCTAAAAGGTATAGAAATATCGATTATTTTGCCAAACCAGCTAATTTCAATATGCTTTCCATTTCCGAAGATTCACGAGCACTTTTGAATACACTTACACCGGCTTCTTTGTTTCTTTGATCCATTGCTGCCTGTGCTGCCTGTTGGCTCTTATATTTTGGATTACGTTGAAAAGCAGGAACCTGAGCCTTTGCTGGATCAATCTTGCTTGGATCAAATTCGCCCTCGGCTGGCATAATGTTGGTTGTTTCGGCACCGATCTCTTCGACCTTTTGTTTGATATTTCCAACTAGTTCCTTAAGTCTGTGTAGGCTGAATCCATCATCATCAACTGGTCCGTGTTTAGCGTGCCATTTTTGAGTTAAACGCTCAATGAATGTTTCTGCAATCTTATGAGCTTGTTCGCCAGCAGCAGGTCCAAATTTTTCTTCAACTTCTTTCTTAACATCTAATGCGACATTTTCAGGTGCGCGGAAAGGACCAACACTTTCATTGCTAGCATTATAAAAACTCTTTACACGCTCGGCAATCATTTTGATCATCTCGCTCTTTTTACCTTCGTTGGACATTGTAT